TAGTTCAGCGCCGGCACGGGGGCCGGCGAGCCCCTGGGCGTCATCCCGGCCCCGTGCCGCGTGACCGTCGCCAAGGAGACCGGCCAGGCCACCAAGACCATCCTGATCGAGAACATCACCAAGATGTACTCCCGCATGCTGCCCAGCTCCCTGGGCTCGGCGGTGTGGGTCGTGTCGATCGACGCGCTGCCCGAGCTGATGACGATGGCCCTGTCGGTCGGCACCGGCGGCTCGCCGGTGTGGCTGACCAACGGCGGCGTGGCCGGCGGGCCGCCGCTGACGATCTACGGCCGCCCCGTGGTCCTCACCGAGAAGGGCTCTGTCCTGGGCACCGAGGGCGACATCAGCTTCGTCGACTTCGGCTACTACCTGGTCGGCGATCGGCAGATGATGACCGCCGCCGACAGCGCGGACTACAAGTTCGCGAACGACCTCACAGCGTTCCGGTTCACCGAGCGGCTCGACGGCCGGCCGTGGCTGCTGAACTCCATCACCCCGGCCAACGGCGGCCCGAACCTGTCCGCGATCGTCACCCTGGCCACCCGCTAGAACCCGCGCTTCCCCGGCAGGCAATCAGCCCCCTGCCGGTGATAGGCAACCGCGCAGTGACGCCCGCGGCCAAGAACCCAGTCAGAAAGGCACCACATGTCCACCTCAGAGGCCCTTGGCCGCCTGATGAACGTCACGCCCATCGCATCCGGCGTCGCGATCAGCCTGCGCGACTGCGGCGGCATCACGTTCGTCTGCACCGGCGCCGACACGTTCACGCTCACCACGTCGGCGACCTTCGGCGGGTCCTACGCCACCCCCGGCAACATCATCACCCACTACTACCAGGCGGCGGCGACCAACGGCACCGCGGCCTGGACGAAGCAGACGCAGGCCGCGTCGAACGCGGTTGTGCAGGGCTCGGCGTACACCACGCTCATCGAGGTCTTGACGGCGCAGATCCCGGACGTGTCGCCGAACATGCTGTACATCAAGTGCACCGCCTCGGCGGCCGGGCTGGTGTCGGCGTACACGCACTCGCTGGCGTACCAGCGCAAGGCCGCCAACCTCCCGATCATGAGCGCGTGAGGCGGCTGACATGTCAACCATGATCAAGGCGCAGGACGTGCGCACCATCGCCGCCGGGATCCTCGTGTCCCGGGCCACCGCGACCCTGCCGGCCACCGCGCTCGGCAACATCTTCGCGGTGTCCGGCGGCCGGATCCTGCTGAAGTACCTCGTCGGCGAGGTCACCACCATCATCCAGGCGCAGGCCTGCACGGTGAAGGTCACCTCCACCCCGACGGCCGGTACCGCAGTGGACCTGTCCGCGGTCTCGGCGTCGATCTCCGGGCTCGAGGTCGGCGGCCGGCTCACGCTGCCCGCCGCCGCGGCGTCCGCGCTCGTCGTCGGCAACGCCGGTGGCGTCATCTCCGGCGCGTCCACCTGGGTGGTCGGCATCGGCAACATCGGCATCACCACCTCGGCCACGAACACCGGCTCGGTGAAGTGGGACCTGGTGTACGTGCCGCTGGACGCAGGCGCATCGGTGGTGGCGCTCTGATGTTGCTGCGCTGCGCACGCTGCATCTCCAAGTTCGCTCACGACCTGCTGCACTGTCCGCAGTGCGGCGAGCCGGCGCAGAACTCCAGTCCGGATCCGGACGTCGTTGGCGGCGCTGGCCCCGCGGCCGTGGCGGAACCAGCGGAACCGGCGCCGCTCCCCGACCCCGATGCGCTCCCGGAGGAGGCCGCATCACCGACCGGCCGCCGGCGCGCCGTCAAGGACGCGACGGCACCCGAACCGGACCCGGCACCCAACGCACCCGAGCCCGCACCCGAGACCGAGCCTGCCGCGCCGGCACCCGAGACCGCCCCGGCCGTCGAGGAGCAGCCCACCACCGAGGCCGAAGCCCCGGCCACCTCGGACGCGACCGCCTGACCCCGCAACCCCACCACGACCAGGAAGGCGACAGCGATGGCCCAAACCGGCTCGTGGTGGGGCCTGCACAGCATCTACGAGGAAGCACGGCAGCTACAGCAGGCCTGGCGGGAGAACCCCCTCCCGTCCTGCCCGAACGACGGCGAACCACTCACCGCCGGCCCCGACGGCGTCAGGTTCTGCCAGTTCGACGGCTGGCGCGAAACGGACCGGCAGCCCACCGACTGAGCCCGGCCCCACAACCGAATACGACACATCCCGCCGCGCCCCTGGTGCGGCCGCCCAAGACAGCAAGGGGACAGGAGGTGAACACCGATGGCTAGGCCCTGGTATTGCACGCGCGAGTCCGTGAAAGCGGCCCTGGACGTGGCCGAGACCGCCCGCAGCAACGAGCTCATCGACGAGCAGATCGCGGCCGGCGCCGACGAGATCGACGGCGCCATGCACCGCGTGTTCTACCCCACGGTCGACACGCGCTTCTTCAACTGGCCCGACCCGCAATCGGCGCGGCCGTGGCGGCTGTGGCTGAACCAGCACGAGCTGATCTCGCTGACGTCCATGACCTCCGGCGGCGTGGCCATCCCGACCGGGAACGTGAAGCTGTACCCGACGCTCGGGCCACCGTACAAGCACCTCGAGCTGGACGTGTCGACGAACTCCGTGTTTTCGGCGACGGCGACGTGGCAGTACACGACAGCCGTGACCGGCCTATTCGGATACCGCGCCGACGAGATCGCAGTCGGGACGCTGACGCCGTCGCTGAACGCCACCGACACAGCGTTCAACCCGGGTGTCCCCGCCTTCCGCGGTATCGGCTCGATCCTACGCATCGACTCCGAACGGATGATCGTAACCGGCCGGTCGTCGGTCACCACCGGCACCACCGTCCAGGCCCCGGGCATGACCGCGCTGGCATCCAGCAACCTGCTGCCCGTCGTCTCCGCCGCGGCCTACGCCATCGGCGAGACCCTGCTCGTTGACGGCGAGAAGATGCTCGTCCAGGACAGCGCCGGGACGAACCTTGTGGTCAAGCGCGCCTGGGACGGCACCCCGATCGCCGCGCACACCGCTGGGGCCACGATCTACGCCAACCGGCAGCTCACCGTCACCCGCGGGGCTCTGGGCACCACGGCGGCCGCGCACAGCGCTTCCGCGCCCATCTTCGAGCACGACCCTCCCGCCCTGATCCGGCAGCTAAACCGGGCCATCGCCGTCGTTAACCTCATCCAGACCCGCGCCGGCTACCCGGCCCCATCCGGACGCAAGGCCGCGCAGGGTATGGAGGGCGACGCCCCGACGATCGGCCCGTCGGATCTGGCAGAGCTGTGGGAACGGGCCGAAACCCGGTTCCGCCGCCAGGGCCGCAAGGGCGTGGTCTGAATGGCCGAGGTCACCTTCACCGGGCCGCTGTTCGACGGCGCCGCGCCGCACGTCATCGCCAAGATGGCAGGCGACTGCGGGCAGGCGATGGCCGAGCACGCCGAGTTCGTGTGGCAGATGAAGATGGACGACTCCTTCCGCCACCCGACCGGCGCCTACCAGTCGCAGATCAACATCGCGCGTCGGGACCAGGCGTTCGTCGTCAACGATCGCGGCTCGGTGTACGGGCCATGGCTGGAGGGCACCGGCTCACGCAACGCGCCGGTCACCAAGTTCAAGGGTTACGCCTCGGCGCGGTACACGGCGCAGGCGGTGCAGCGGCAGGTGCCCGAGGTGTGCGCGCCGATAGTCGCCAAGGCGATAGCGGAGATCAACCATGGCTAGCCTCAACACCTCCGCCATCATCGATGCTGTCGTGTCTGACGCGCTGGCCACCGGCCTGTTCGAAAGCGTCAATGCTCATGAGCCCAAGTCGGCGCCCACGGCAGGTCTGACCGCCTCGGTGTGGTTGCAGCGCATCGCTCCCGCCGTTGGCGATTCCGGCCTGGGCGTCACCTCCGGGCTGCTCACGCTGAACCTGCGGATCTACACCAGCATGCGGTCGATCGGCCCCGAGGCCGACGACTCCATAGACCCGGCTGTCGCCGACGCCACCGACGCGCTGATGGCCTTGTTCGGCGGCGGCTTCACGCTCGGCGGCCTGATCCGCGACGTCGACCTCCTCGGCGAGTTCGGGACGCCCCTGTCCGGCGAGGCCGGCTACATCACCATCGGCGGCGCCATGTACCGCTGCATGACGATCACGATCCCGTGCGTCGTCAACGACGTCTGGCAACAGGCCCAGTAGGAAGGAGAGGAACGATGGCGAAACAGTCCGGCCTGGGCATGAACCTGTACGTCGGCGGCAACGACCTGTCCGGCGACACCAGCAACCTGCCGAAGATCGGCGGCGGACCTGCCGCACTCGACTTCACCTCGATCGACAAGTTGGCGTTCGTGCGCCTCGGTGGCGAACGCGACGGCCACATCGACTGGGTGTCGTTCTTCAACCCCACCGGCGCCCACCCCGTGCTCTCGGCGCTTCCGCGTACCGACGTGGGAGTGATGGCCACCATCGGTACGACGCTCGGCTCACCGGCGGCCTGCGAGGTCGCCAAGCAGATCGGCTACGACCCGACACGCGCGAACAACGGCATGTTCACCTTCACCATTTCGACCGTGTCAAACGGGTTCGGCCTGGAGTGGGGCCGGCTGCTCACGGCCGGCAAGCGCACCGACTCCGCGGCCACCAACGGCACCGGCGTCGATGACACCACCGTGTCCACCGCGTTCGGCTGGCAGGCCTACCTTCAGGTGTTTGCGATGACCGGCACGGATGTCACCGTGAAGATTCAGGACTCGGCCGACAACTCCTCGTTCGCGGACATCACCAGCGCGGCGTTCACGCAGATCACCTCCGGCACCCCGCAGTCACAGCGGATCGCCGTCGGCGGCACCGCGACGGTACGCCGCTACCTGCGCGCCTCGACGGTCACCAGCGGCGGCTTCAGCTCCCTGACGTTCGCCGTGGCGTTCATGCGCAACCGGACGGCGGTGGCGTTCTGATGCGCATCGCCCCGCAGGCCTCCCCCTACGCCTACAAGACCTACCAGGCCGCCGCGCCCCTGGAGACCCACTGGACTGCCGCGACATGCGCACAGGTCGGCTGCGAGCACTACCGCAACGGCTGGGGCGTGCACGTTGAAGCCGTCGGGGCCGAACTGGCACACCTGGCCCGGACCTCCGGCCGTAGCCACCGGGAGGTGCAGTACGGCCCCGGCCAGACGTGGCTGCTGTTCGAGCCCGGGCAGCCGTGCTTCGAGGCTGGCGCGCACGTGCGTCGCCTGGAGCGCGAGGAGT